GACGATCTCAGGCTTAATCCACTTAGAGAATCGCTTACGTTTTCTTACAATATTTATAAGAAAATCAAATTGAAGTTTGTTATCAAGAATATGATATTGGTTCATAGCATTTGCAACCGCCACAGTGTCTTGAAAATAAGACAGCGAACGATTTGTCATGTACGGCAAATATGCTTTCTCTGACTCCTCGTCCACTATCATATTTTTCTTACTGTAGTTTATGGCGGTGACATAATCAAATGGGCTACTCATTTGAACTCCACACCAGCCATAATCTCTGTCATACAAGCAACCACGTTTAACTCGTGATCTGCCACAAACGCGGCTTTGTATTGATACTCTGCAAGAATAAGCACCAGTTGCGGTATGCTCTGTTGCTCTACTCGCTCATTCATACTGTCGTATAGAGATCTGAATATGGCAGAGGTATCAACATCAACGTTGTTTGCAACCCAACCTCGCATTGTCTTGAAGTTCTTACCCTTCAGTGCGTCAAACAAAACATCATAGTTGTGTGCAGAGACACCTGTGGTGATTTGAACACCACCCATGGTAGCGCGTTGAAGTTCATTAATGACTCGCCGCCAGTCGGGGGCGTATCGCATAATGAGTTCAGCAATGCCTTGCTTTGAAACACCATTGACAGGAGAACCTTCTTCTTTCAGAATATACAACACTCGTTGCATCATCTGCTCGCATAAGGCTTGCATGTCTTTCTTAGATGTATTGAATTCATATACGCCACACCGTGAGTGGAGTGGTTCAATGATTCTGTTCTTGAAGTTACAGGTTAGAATGAATCGGCAGTTATCTGAAAACTCTTCAATGAACCCACGCAATGCAGGTTGTGTTGACTGAGGATTCAGATAGTCTGCCTCATCAAGTATGACAATTTTGTAGCCACCCTGTAATGAAACGGTAGATGCAAATCGCTTGATCTTACCGCGAAGGGTGTCAATGTTCCCTTCTTCAGATCCGTTTACTACAATGTAATCAAATCCTAGTTCATTACAGATCGCCTTGGCTACAGTTGTTTTACCTAAGCCGGCAGTACCAGTGAACAACATATTAGGTATGTTGCCAGTTTTTATAAACTCACTGAACGTGTCTTTTAATGCTTGTGGTAAAATGGTATCTGCGATAGTCGCAGGACGATATTTCTCAACCCAGAGGAATTCCTCTTTCATTCACTTGCCTCATAATATAATTTATTTTCAGTCTTCTTCAGAATTAGACTGTTCAGTTTCTACCATCTGGATCAAAGCCACACTCTGATCTCTCAACTGACCGATTGTCGCAAGTTCTTCACCACGGAAGCCACCTCGTGCGGCTACGGTGTCAATCACAGCCACTGTGCTTCGGGTGACACGATTCACCAGATCAATCATTTCTTCATTTACATCACTCATATTTACGCTCCATACGTACTAGTTTTTTCCAATGCCACCCAGTATTGGATCTCGGTGTCTCTATTCACAAAATGTGAAATTAGTTTTGATGAAATCGCAACATCATAATCACCATCAATCATCTTCAAGTTAGAGATATTGAACACAAAGTTGAAATCAGGACTATCAAAAGTCCCGTCAACATCAATTGAGAATGCGTTGGATGTTCCATCGTTGTTATCTATAACACTACAACAAACCACATTGTCTTTGACAGACACAGACACCTCACTATGACCTAGGACAGAAGCCGCTCGCTTGATTCGTGATAGTGTCTCACGATCTAAAACAAACTTGACCTCTGCATCTGGCATGATAACATCATTAGAAGGCGATGTCAACATATCGGGATCAGAGAAGAAGTATTTGATCCGTGATCTTCCACTACCATCAGCAATGGTAACATAGTTGTCTTCAAACGCCAGTCGTGGCTGATCTAACAGGCTAATTGTAGAGAGAAACTCATTGAGATCATAGATACCAAACTTCTGAGGGAAGTTAACATCAAGTGAAGTGGTACTCACTACGTTCTTGGCTTCTGATACAGTCTTTACGACATTACCAGAATTGATAACAATGTTTGAGTTTATTGAAGCAAAGTTCTTCAAAATTTCTAGTGTGTTGGCATTAAGTTCCATAATATATTCCTTGCATTTTACTGCGGGTTAATTTACACTTATTATACACTTTTCTGCGGGTAAAGTCAAGCAACCTTTGAAAAGTTTTTGTGCTTGATAAACTCAATCTTACGATCAAATTTATTATCAAGAAGTTCACCTTTGTGTGAGATGATAAACACATTGGTCTCATTGTCTATTGTGTCAAGAATCTTGAGTAGATTCTCAACCCCATCCGCATCGAGAGAACTGTCGAAAGTCTCATCAAGAATCAGTAGGTTGGTGGCGATACTGTTCTTCATCTTAGCAACCTGCCTCCAAGTAAACAAGAGTGCTAAGTCGATGCGTTGTTTTTCACCCTCGGAGAAACTGTCATAGGAGAATGCATCACGGTGCCGTGACCGAATGGTCTCCTTGAATGCCTCGTCTAGATCAAAGTGGACATAGAAGTCCAGCACTTGTAGGTACTGGTTAGTCAACTGATTAATGACAGGCAAATATTGTTTGATGATCTTGGTTTTAATACCGGTGTCTTTTAGCAGTTCAGTAATGACATTGTTGTACTCACGTTGCTCTGCCAATTCTAGTCGTTGGTTGGTGAGATCATCTTTTTTATTCTCTTCGTTTGAAAGAGTATCTCGTGCTTCGGACAGGCTATGTACACCTGTTTCGAGTTCGGATAGGTCACCCTGTAGAGTATTAAGTCGTCGTTGTGTCCAGGTGATCTTTTCTCTGAGGGTGTTGATTTGCGCAATCTTATCGTTCTCGGCGCTAATATCTGATTTAATAATGTTCTTTTCATGCTCTAATTCTCCGACTTTGTTTTCGGCGTCTGCTCTCGCTCGCTCCAGTTCATCCCACTTGTTTTTGGCGTTCTGTACCTTATCCAATCTGAAGGTGGTTTCAATGGTTTGCTGGCAGGTGGGGCAGTCTTCGTTGTCTTCATAGAACTTGATTTCTTTGTGAGATGCTTTCTGCTTAGAGTTAAACTGAAAGACATATTTACCAATCTCAGTGATTTTACTGTCAAGGCCCTTCTGTCGTTCTTGAAGAGCAAGCAGGTGAGCATTGTCAAAATCAGTGACCTGGTCTTGTAGGCGGGCCAACTCTGAATTCTCTTCAGCAATCTGGTCTAACTTTTCTTGTCTGGCAGATTCAGAGATTTTTTTCAAATCACAGAGGTGTTTCTTCTGTGAGTCTATCTTAGTCTGAACCAACTGCAATTCGTGTGTGTTGCCAGAGATAGATTCTTTAAGTATAGAAGTCTTCTCTTTTAGAATGCTATTCATCTTAGAGAACACATTAATGTCCAGAAGATCTTCGATGACTTCTCGCCTCGTGGATGCGGGGAGTTGCATGAAAGGAATAAAACTGCTACTCCCCAGCACCACGATTTGATGAAAAGTCTTGTGATTTAACTTGAGGATGTTCTGCTCAAGAACTTTTTGATACTCTTTGGCATGTGAGTTTTGATTGACCATGGTGTCACCCTGCCATATTTCAAACACAGCAGGCTTCAAACCACGAATCACTTTATAACGCGCACCGGCGACGGTAAACTCAACTTCAACAATACTATTTTTATTGTTGACACTATTCACCAATTGGACCTTATTGATGTTGCGATGCGCTTTTCCAAAGAGAGCAAAAGATAGCGCATCCAGCATAGTGGATTTACCAGAACCATTTTGACCAACCACGAGAGTAGTCGCGGTTTCTTCTAAATTTAGGTTCGTAAAACTGTCGCCGGTGCTTAAAAAGTTTTTGTATTTCAACGAGTGAAATGTTATCATGCAATTTCCATACTCTGTGCTTCAATCATAAGTTCACGTACTTGACTCTTGATACGCTCTTTGTCCAAGTCTGTATCTACAGCATCCACATAAGTATACAACAAATCATCCGTAGAGTCAATGTTTATTTTATCATCATCAACTTGCTTACCCGCAAAGTCTTGGAAGTTCTCTGCAATCTGTAAGCCATGAATCTTACGCATGTTGATCCGATCAATGAACTTCTCAAACTCTTGTGGCTTGGTCTTGTTGATCACAATGACCTTCACAAACTTCTCATCAAGATTTGATACATTGCGAAGTGCCTGTTGTTGTTTGGTATCATCATAGAGAATCTTCTCAAACAAAGTGATAGGATTCTCAACAGGTGTCAGTTCACGAGTTTCGGTGTCCAACACATGGAAATATTTTCTGTCATTGGCATCTGACCAGAAGAATTCCATTTGACTACCAAGATAGTGGATGTTATTCTGAGAACTTTTCGTGTGAAAGTGACCTGACAACACCATATCAAAACGTCTAAACGCATCCGCTGACATGCCATCAGAACATGGTATGCCTTTCTGCATCTCAAAGCCGCTGAGTTCTAGGTGTGCACCAACAACGTCCGCCTTGCACGTATTCAAAAAGAATCGGGTCTTCTCTTCATTCTCCGGATTGATCCAGGGTATGAGAGCGATAGGCATGCCATCATAGTCTACCACTTCGGGCTTCTCAATGATACGAACCTCGTTCATATAGTGACCGAGAAGTTCTTTCAGAGAGTTTAACTTATTGGTGTTTTTGTAGTAAACATCATGATTACCTGGTATGATATCCATATGAATGCCACGATCCCTAAGTACGTCAAGGAAAATACGGCGATTGTGGTTAAGTGCTTTAAAATTGATTGATGTTCTGTTTTCATAGTAGTCACCGAGGTGTAGAATCTTCTTGATCCCTTGTTCTTCAAGATAAGGAAAGAATACATCACGGTAAAACTTCTCTTGATAGTCCATAAAGATCTCAGAACTATTTCGGATGCCCGCATGGGTATCATTCAGGATTGCGACTCGGCTCATGATTGCATAAACTCCGACAGATCAGAATCAGCATGTCTGGCACGCTTCTTCTTGACTTTCTTACTATAGTCTTTAATGTCTTTGTCGTTGTCTTTCACCAAATCAATTCGCTCACGAAGTTCATCAACAAACGCTTGTGTCTGCCGTGAAGCCTGATCATTATCTATCTCTTCTGCTACAACGAGTTCTAAGCCACTTTCGGACAAATATTTTAACTTTATGTCTTGTTGCTTCTTTTCTTTCTCAATGCGGCGTAGGAACGCATACCATGCGATCTGAGTGAAGTATGCGAAGGCATTGGGTTTCCCTGTACGTGTGGCCTTGTCAATGTTATAGTTCTCAATAGCCTTGAGACAATTCTCCACAGCGTCCATCACCATCTCTTCGCGATAAGTATATCTCACAAAGTTGGCCTTGTGTGATAGACCCTCACTGATTTTCAAAAAACATCTCGCGATGTAATCCGTAACCATAGGCTTGGGTTTGTCGGCTTCTTTTGCGGTTCTTGCCATCGTAACATAGTCTACGACCGCTTGTGAGAAATCCGCGTTGTTTACGTAATGTGGTTTTTCTTTAGGTTTCATGTATACCTCTCGCATGTGAATCATTATTATACAACAAAAAGTTTCTCAAGTCAACACTTGACAAATACGGATTTTTGTGTTAAACTAGAGCATCGCTCGCAGAAGAACAGAGTATATACAATTAATGGATAGTATCATCTCTGGGTGGAAATGGTATAACGTTAGTAAGTTTCTTTTCACCGGTGTTATTATCTTTTCTATTTTCTAGAAGCCTCGCCATCGCTTCTGTGATGCGTTGAAGGCCTTCTATCTTATCTCTCTTATAATCTTCCACGCGTTCCTTTGCAATTGTATAACAGTCTCTAATTGCAACATCATATTGATCTACAAGGTAATCACGCGGGCGATTGACTGAAATAATATGATCACTATTAACCATTATGTAATCATTTTCATCTTCTAAAAAATTAATGAATGGTCTAAATGCATACATTCTATCACCACCATCATATTCATAATTAATAATTGTCATGGCATTTCTAATAATTAATTGATTATCATCATCAGATGGCCATTCCATAACTTCACACACGACCTCACTGCCGTTTGATAATTTAAATTGTGCTAGATCTTTTTTTGTCATTCTCTGTCCAAGGAAATGCTTCAGATGAATTTTGTTTATAAATGTCTAACATTGCAAATTTTAAATCAATTGTTTTATTTGCCAGTCTCTTTATATATACTTTCCTAGGGCCCTTTAAATGAGCAAATTTACCAGCAAGTTTACTTCTTTGAAATGCTTCACTTACTTGCCACTGATCACTACCCGCTGATGTTCTTAATGTCTGCGCAGTATAAGATGTTTCGCTTTTCATCATCTGATAGACAGCCTGAAACGTACCTATGTCATGCCATGCTTTTAATTTAAACACTTCATTGCTAAAATACATATGTTCCCAATGA